AAGGGGACGAGATATTGGGGCTACTACAACTGCGGCCCCGATCCAGTCATGAGCGAGACGAACGACTTCTGGTACCCTGGCGTCTACAAGACACTCCTATACGACGAGAAGAAGGCCACCGAGGTATTGAGCAAGCATATCCCCCACTTCTTCATGAAATCGCTCGAAGGGGTGCGCTCCGTCATGGAATACGCTAGGGCATACAAGGAGTCCGGAGGCTTGGAGATGCTCGCCAAGGCGGGCTACCAATGGCTCTACAAAGACAAAAGGCTCTTCAAGCTCAAAGGCGATAAAGCGAAAGCCGTGGTCAGGTGGATCAAAGATAACAGTCCCTACATGAGAGAGAGGCAACCGTCCTACTCCTTCATCGCCACCGCCATAAAGAACGGCGAGACCGGCGAGAGGTGCGAGGCAAGGCTCTCCGTCATCAGAATCCTGAAAGGCATAAAGAGCGGCGAATTTGCGAAGACATGGGGAAGCGAGCCGACCTTAAAAGAGATGATCGTCCTCCACGAATACCTCAAAGAGCAGAAGATGGACTTCCAGTCCTACAAAGACTACCTTGAGGCATCACATTCCCTCAAAAGAGACACGAGAGACCACGGGGTGAGGTTCCCGAAGGACCTTAGAACCCAGCACGACAAGGCGATGGCGCTTCTCGACAGGAAAAAGAAAGCCGCAACGAACAAAGCGCTGAAGGAAGCCAGGAAAGCCCTCGAAAGGTATTCCTACCGATCCAAAGGGCTTAGGATAGTGTTCCCGAAGTCCCAGCAGGAGCTCATAAGATGGGGCAACGCGCTCCACAACTGCGTGGGCGTGATGGGATACGGCGGCAGGATGATGAAAGGCGAATGCATCATCCTCGGGGTGTTCAAAGGCAACAAGCCGGTCGAATGCTGCGAGCTGGTCCAGAGCGCCGAGGGCTCCGACCGCGTGAAGGTCAACCAACTCAGAGGCGACCACAACCAGGACAGCGAGTACCACGGCATCGCCGCGAAGCTCGTCAACAGGGTGATAAGGTCCTACAAGAGCCAGAGATTATTGGGGGCCTGCATATGAGCGATTACGCAATCCTTCAGGAGAGATACCGAAAAGAGCTCGATTGAGGCTATCTCGCGAGAAGAAAGGGCGGCATAGCGTGGAAACAGCACTGCGCCACTTTGAGGAACATCGAGAGAAAGATGGGCCTCGCGCTGAGGAAAGCCATCCGCAAAGAAAATACGCCGAAGCCGTAAAAAAATTACGGGGAAAGGAAAAGATGATCGAATTGGTAATATTGGGCGAGCCGATGGGCAAGCAGAGGCCGAAATTCAACAGATACACCGGCACGGCATACACGCCTAGCAAGACCATCAACTACGAAACCTTGGTCAAGCACGAATATATGTCGAAGTACGGCAAAATGGCCTTTGATGATGATTCATGCATACAGGCGTGGATAAAGGCATACTTCCGGATGCCAAAAACCGACTTCAGCAAACACGGCCTGTCCAAGAGCGGCAGGAAGAAGGCAGAAAGGATGTTCAAGTGCAACGCGAAAGCCGACGCCGACAACATCGCAAAAGCGTGTCTGGATGCCTTGAACGGGGTCGCTTACCCAGACGACAGGCAGATAACGTCGCTGATCGTGTCCAAGCATTGGGCCGAGGAGCCTAAAGTCGTCATAACCCTGGCAGGAGACCTGTTTTGCGACCACGATCCCAAACTAAAACCAGGAGATTAACATGGAAGAAGTCATACTTGTCTTAGTGCTCATGATATTAGGGCACTTGCTTGCCGACTATCCGCTTCAAGGATGGCTGGCGCAGGCGAAAAGCAAATCATATTGGGAGAGCGCCGAAAAACGGAACAGGCACGATTACATCCCGGCATTGGCCTGCCATTGCGTTATGTGGGGGATACTGGTGTTCCTCCCCTTGACGTTCTTCTGCGACGAATTCGGGTTATTCTGGCTCGCCCTCCCGATAAACATAGCCATCCATTACATCGTCGACGATCTGAAAGCGAACAGGAAAGCGATCAACCTATGGCAAGACCAGCTTATCCACTTAGCCCAGATATTGGCCACTTGGGGATGGTGGGTGGCGATGATATACTGACATAGAAATTAAATATTGGGAAAACCCCAGCCAAAAATGAAAGGAAACAGAAAGCAAAAATGAAAAAAATCTTCATCAGCCAGCCAACGAAAGGCAGGACGGACGACGAGCTCCTCAAAGAGCGCAAGGAACTCTTCGAGTTTGCCAAAGAGAAATTAGGTGATGAGGTCGAGATCGTCGGATTAACGCTCGCCAATGCCGACCCAGGGCGGATCTTGGGAGAATCGTTAAAGAACCTATCCGCCGCGGATGCCTGCATCTTCGCCGAGGGCTACGAGGACGAAAAGTTCTGCGTGGAATTGCACAAAGCCTGCGAAAGATGCGGAATCAGCGTCTATGAGTATGGCAACCCCGACCAGAACGACGGAATCAAGCCAAGGGATGACGACGATTGCGTACGCGAGAAGAACCCGTTCAAGCCCACGTTCAACCTCGAGAAAACCATCACAGGCATGATGTCGGCGGACCATAAGCAAAGATTCGTCGCGGAATACCTTCAGACGAAGATCCGCTACGAGAAACTCAAGGCCATGACCACCAAGTATCTCGTGACCAACGAGACCGGCAAAGATTACCTTGGCTTCAAACCATCGTGCCCGCTCGAGCTCTTGACCCATCAGCAGAGATGCATGGGCGAATACCTCGCCTGCTTGGAGCAGAGGGCGGTCATCGAGGACATCGAATTGCCGACCCCATACACGAACTGGTGAGGAGGCAACGATGAGGCAAACCATTAGAAGTTTGACCCTTGATGAGATTGAGGAGTTGAACAAAAAAGGCAGACGGCCCAATATGCACAAGAAGCGTTGAGGGAATACGACGACGCCTTCTATGAGGTCCTCAAGAAAACCGGAAGAATCGAGAAGCTCGACGACGGGAGCATATACATCGAATTCATGGTCGATCCCAAGACGAAGTTGCGCCAAACCATCCCAGCGACCAGTTACCAATATCCAATCGTGAAGATGCTTTTCGAGAAGAAAAACATATGGGGGATAAAAAGATGAAGACAATGAAGAAAACCATAGCCGCGCTTGCGCTCTGCCTTGTCGGTATCGCGGGCTGCTCCTCCTCGGCCAGCAAGCCGATATACAACGTCGGCTACCATTGGGACTATGACTCCCACAGGTACGAGGTGAGGATACCCAACGAGGACCGCACCGCCTACGACGTCCGCTACGTCGAGCCGGGGAACTACCACTTCATCCTGGTGGATGAATACAGGCACACCACCTACATGATGGGCGGCACCGTCTACAGGGTCGAGATCGTGAGCGAGTACATAATGTCCAGCGGAACGCTCTACGCTTACGACCTGAAGAGGCCATGACCCTCTACTCGTGGCTAATCGTCGGCTTCATAGCGTCATGCGTGGCGATGCTCGTGGTGGGCGCGATAACCTTCATCAGGAACAAGAGGAAGTGAGGCAAGGGAAACCTTGCCTTTTCCTTTTTAGCAATATCGGAAGAAAATAATAAAAATATTGCAAAACGATAACGCAAGTCTTATATTTAAGATGCCAATAAGGAGGCAAACAGAAATGAAAAACAAACTATCCACGGTCTTGACGAGGATCGACCTCAAAGAACTTCTGAATCATTACACCGACAGAGCCCTATGGGGCAAGAAATGGACGATCTATGACTATGGCGACATCACCGTCACCGCCGAACTATCCAGCATCGACATCAGGTCCAATGAGATAAAGCTCATCATCGGGGTCAGGTACAAAGGGAGAAAGCGCGAGTGCAAACATTCCGCCGTCCCCTATGACTGGAACTACATGGGCGTCCCGATCGACCACTCCGAATACACCCAAGAGGCTTTCGAGAGGAAGCTCTACGGCGTGGCGAAAGACACACTCGCATACATAGAGAGTAGCCACATCAGACAACTCCCCGACTACGTTGATGCCGATAAGTACAGGGGCGAGAGAATCAAAAACCTCGAGGAAGAGGCAAAAGCGTGGCTCGACGACAAAGGGGTGACGAATAAGAGCATCCGCGAAGCGTACATCGACGCGTTCGTCGAGGCCAATCGCGAAGACGTGGACAAAATGGTCGACGCCATCATGGATAGGCATAGGGACAAGCTGTTCGCCAAAGAGCAGATGCTCCTCGCCGACTTCTTCAAGAGAGAAGACAAATTCAGATACTTCTACGATCTCGTAAAAAAGAAAGGCGGATCCAAGAGCAGAATCACCATCTGGCTACAAAAACAGAAAGACCAGAAGGTCGACTGGAAATCCGTCTGCGACGACTTCATGAAGACGGAGGGCTAGAGATGGACGAGCAGAAAGTATTGGCGAAAGCCAGGGCATACCGCCTCGCATACAAAGAATGGGGGGACTCCATAACCGACGGGAACAACACCGAGAAATCCGCGAAACTCACCGCGAAGCTCATGCTCACGCAACACGAGCTCTTGGAAACCGCGACCGAGGAAGCGATGGGAGAGCCGCCTATGGAATACCCGAAGTACGAAGAAGACGAGCCAATCATCTACGTCAACGGGACCAAAGCCGAGCTCGGCATCGTGAAGAAAGTCTGCGGGGACGACGAGTACTTCATCAACTATCACACGGGCGACACCGCCGCGAGGACCCACGCAAGGAACCTCGTGAAGATATCCAACCGATATGCCTTCCATATCTACAGGCTCGACCCAGACGACAATGAGAGGAAGAAGATAGTCGGCACCACCACCGTCGACAAATCATTCGAGAAGCTCTTGCTCGACAACTGCCCAGAAGTCAAGAAGAAGCTCGAGGCCTTCGAGATCATCAAGAGAGAGCCTATGGTCCTGTCGGTGGTACAAGGATATGAAACCTATGACGACTTCCAAGATGATGAAGAACCATGGCTTGACTATGACTGCGTTTCGAGAGACGATTTCGACTTACTCAAGGAGGAACTGAAATGAGGACAAAACTCAAACTGCTTAGGGTTTCCAGGGGCTGGACCCAGAAGCAAGCCGCCGAGAAGATCGGCGTCAACGCCCCGAACTACAACCGCATCGAGACCGGGAAGAGCTTCGGCAGCCCGTCCACGTGGGCGAGGATCAAGGAGGTCTTCAAGCTCAAGGACTCCGAGATGTACGCCATCCAGAACGAGGGGAAATGAGCCATGAGCCGATACATCAGAACCAAAGACGGCAAGATCTACGATACCGATAGATACGCCTATCATTGGAGCACCCCGAGATTCATAGGCTTGGGCATCTCCATAAACGAAAGCGTATTGATCCCGAAGAGCGATCTTGTCAAAGAGCCAACCGACAAACTCCCTGAACTATGCGATGCGTTCGTGACAGTCACGAAGGATGGGCAAAAACACACATATCATTCATATGATGGGTGTGTGCTGGCTATGATGAAGTGCGAAGAAGAAAAAATCGAAATCAAATCCTACGGCGCGATATGGGTGACGGGCAAAGACGGCGAGCCTATCCTCAGATCCGTCGCCAAGATGAACGAGAAAGGAGAATTAGAACTATTATGAGCAAAGGACTAGCGGCGTTGGAGAGGTACACCTTCTTCCCGACGACCGATGACTTCGAGACCATCAAGAAAGAACTCAAAGACGGCGCAAAGTACAAAAAAGCCATTGAGATTCTCAAGGGAAAAGGTACTTATATGGTAGAGATTATTTCAGCGGTTTGTTATTACAAAACCTACGATGACCTTCTTGGAGACGCTTGCCCTTGGTGTTCCAATAGAGATTTAAACAGAGAAGAGTTCGATTTACTCAAGGAGGTGTTCAAATGACAAAGAAAATCAAAGATGTCACGATTAGTGAGTTACACAATGCACACCTTGCTTACGAAAATCGTAATTGCATAGGTTGTCCGTTCTATGACAACTGCCCAATAGAAGATATTGTTACCGACAAACTTTTAGAGCAAGAGGTGGATTTATGAGCAGACTTACAACCAGAATGAGCATTATGGGGCGCAAGCACGACATTGAGTGGGGGCAAGCGAACCATTGGAAGAAATATTGAGTGGTCTTATCGCTTCAAGGACTATGGCAAAACTTGGGCATTAACCAAAGAGGAGTTGGAGAAATGAAATCTATTATCATCAGCATTAAGCCGAAATATGTTAAGGAGATATTAAACGGCAATAAAACCTTAGAGATACGCAAGACCGCGCCTAAATGCGAATTGCCTTGCGAGGTGTATATCTACTGCACCAAAGGGAAAGAAACTCTAGCGATTAACCCTTATGGCGGTTACTCGTTAATCCCAAACAAGTATCACAATGAGTATTTCAGCGGAAAAGTGGTTGCCAAGTTCACTTTGAACAAAATCGAGAGGCTTGAGGTCGAGGCGGAGAGTTACGAGCAGCACTCGGTCTACAGGGAGCCGGGCAGAGCCGATGATTACGTCGACGAGTGGGAGAACAGCTTCCAGGAGAGGACCTGCGTCACCGCCGACGAGCTCGAGGGATACGTAGGCAGGGACTACGACATGCACGTCTGCCTGTGGCACATCGACGAGCTCAAGGTCTTCGACAAGCCGAAAGACCTCTCCGACTATGGAATCGAGAGAGCGCCCCAGTCCTTCATGTATGTGGAGGTGGAAGAATGAAACACAACGCCGAAGCCCCGTTCACCATAATGACGACGGACTACCACCACTGCTTCCTCTGCGGATCGCCGGAGCATATCGAATGGCACCACATCTACCCAAGCGGCCTCCGGAAGAAATCCACCGAGTACGGCATGGTCGTGCCGCTATGCAGATCGTGCCACCAAGGTCCGCATGGCGTCCACAACGACGTCGAGAAACTCAACAAGCTCAAAGCCCTCGGGCAGGAGATGTTCGAGAGGAAGTACCCCACCGAGAGCTTCCTCAGGGTGTTCCACAGGAATTGGAGATGAGCTACCCAAGCGTAATGGCCGAGCTGGAAAGGCTCAGACAAGCCCTAAGAAACACCAAGAAGTGGGGCAAAAGAAAGAGAATCAGGAGCAAGCTCAGGAAGCTCAACGAAGAGAAAGAGAGATACGAGATAGCCTATTTCGGCAAGGTCTTAGGCTAGGAAAGGGGAAAAGATGGAAATCGAGCTCATATGGCAGATAGCGTTCATGGTCGCGGCCGTCTTATTCCTCATCGCGATGGCCGTGGCGATGCTTTTATACCGCCTGTCCAACGAATACAAGAGAAGGCACCGCGACAGATACTTCTACGATTACTCCAAAGACAGGTGGGTGAGGAGGAAGAGGAAGAAATGATAACTCTCATAATCATCACGATCATAAGGGAAGACAAGCCCGTCAGAGACGCCGACCATCCGACCATGAAGCCGATAAAGCTTCTCGCCAGGCTCATAAGGAACTCAAGTAAGCCACTATGGACGGTGCTTGACCTATTCGGCGGAAGCGGCTCCACCTTGATAGCGTGCGAGCAGCTCAACAGAAGATGCAGGACGATGGAATACGACCCAAGATACTGCGACGTCATAATAAAAAGATGGGAGACATTGACCGGCAAGAAAGCCGAGGTGCTAGAATAGATACGGGGGAAACCCCCGCTTCTTTCAGGGGAGGGAATCCGAGAGGGCTCCCTCCTTTTCGCATAGATTTTTGACACTTTAAAATAGAATATATTAAAATAATGGCGACCATGAAGAACCCAAAGAACGAAGAAACAGCGAAGGAAAACGCCGAGATGGGCGAGGGTTACATTTTAAATGTAATAGAGCGCATGAAGTGGTCATTCGCCAAGACCTGCGCCAACACCCATCCCCATGAATATTGCATAAGGAACGCGGGGAACGCGGAGCTTTTCGACGCCCTTTGCGAACACATAACCAAAAACAGCCACAACGAATGGTACTTCAACAAGAGGGGCCTTTACTGCTCCATAGGGGAGCACACCTATTGGGTCAGCGGCGGCATGATCGGCAGAAGAAGGAACGACATATACGAGGTCACCGCGAACAAACGCATCGTCAAGGTCGCCAATTGGAGGGAATTGCTCAATGGGTAGGACATACGGATCCAAGAACGGCCAGCACGGCGCGACCATAAACATGGAGCAGTTCAAATCCCTCTGCGGGATGCTCTGCACCGAGAAGGAGATATGCGACTTCTTCGGCTGCTCCCACGACACTTTGAACAGGTGGTGCCACGACAACTTCGGCATGACCTTCGGCGAGGCTTGGGGCAAGTTCACGTCGTTTGGGAAGATCAGCATAAGGAGATACCAATTCAAGCAGGCCGAGACCAACCCTACGATGGCGATATGGCTAGGCAAGCAATACCTTGGGCAGAAGGACGACAAGGAAGAGGAGACCCAGCCTCTCGATAGGATCGAAGTCACCTTCACCGGCGAGAACGAGGACAGGAAAGGCAGGCTTGAACGCCTGGAGGCCGAGGCCATGAAGGAATTGGGGATGAAGGATGGAAATCAGGATAGAGATGCCTGAGGCTTGGCGAGAGATAGCCGAGACAAGCAAGAAGGACATATACATACCGTCAGGGCGTGACAGCGGGAAATCCAGCAACGCCGTCCGTTTGGGCGCGGTCACCTGCCTTGCCAACCCGGACATGGATATAGTCGTCACGAGGGCCTCATACGGCTCGATGGGCGATTCCACCTATTCCGAATTCACCACCATGTTCGAGTCGCTTCCGGAAGAGGTCTCGAGCAGGTTCAGCTTCAGGAAATCGCCACTCAGGATCGAGAGGACCGACGGAAGGAACGTCATCTACTTCATAGGCTCGGGCGGCAGCAACAAAGACAGGACCAAAGGTTTTAAACCAAAGCACAGGATAGGCTACGTCATAGTCGAGGAAGCCCAGGAGTTCCGCGAGAGGGAGAGCTACGACCAGTTCATCATCTCCATACGAAGGAACCTCGGCGGGGACTTCAAGATCATAACCCTAGGGAACCCGCCGGCGCAGAAAGCCCATTGGTTCAACCAGATGATAAACGAGAAGAGGAAAGACCTCTCCTGCCTCGTCAAGAAGACCACGTGGCGCGACATCTATTGGTATCTGAACGACTTCGACATAAAGGAAATCCTAAAGACCTATATCAGAAGGCCGGAGTACGCCAAGTGGATGTACGATGGCGAACCCACGGGGGCGTTCGGCTCGGTCTATCCGATGTTCGACCAGAAGAGGCACGTCATAACCTCGAGGGAGTTCGCGTTCTTCCTTGAGAACGAGCCTGTAAGGATAGCGGGCGTCGTCATAGGCGGCGACGGGGCCGTCACGAGGGACTCCACCTCATTCGTGCCGGTGTTCATACTCACCAACGGCCAGTCCTTCGTGGGGCCGATATTCCACCACGATCCGAAGAAGAGCGGGCAGATGGGCTACCACAAGCTCGTCCAAGACCACGTCTCAAGGTGGTTCAGGGAATTATTGAACGCTTATAACCTCGGAACAACGGAAGATCTGGAGAGAAGCCCTTACGCAAAACGGATACCGATATGGTTCAGGATAGACTCCGCCGCGCCTGACTTGGTGCAGGAGTGCAAGTTCTTCTTCTCGGGGAGGGCGGACGTCAGGGAGTTCAGGAAGAAGACCATCACCGAGATGGTGGGTGTGTGCCAATCCGCCATAAGCGCGGACATGGCCTATGTGATAGATTACGGCGGTCACTTCAACTACGTGGAGAACCGCTGGGAGCCCGACGAGACGAACATCCTAGTCGAGCAATTGGACCAGTTGGTATGGAACGAGCAGGAGACGGGCTACGATCCGATAGTCCCCAACGACGACTGCGACGCTTGGACCTACGCCACCAATTTCTGGTACGCGAACCAAGAGAACATACAGTGGTTCAACATCCTGGCGCAAAGCAAGGTGCCGAATTGCCTCATCCGTGATAAAATAAAACCCAAGGAGAACTGAAAATCCATATGGAAGAAGCAGAAAACAAGAAAGAAGCATTGACCGAGAAGGACGTCAAGAACGTCAGAAGCGCGGTCGAGAAAGCGGCGAAAGCCAAAGCCGGGGCCGACCCGAAGGACATCGAGAGGTTCAAGGAATTATTGAGCCAGTCCAAGATGCCGGTCGAGTTCAAGGACGAGGACTTCAGACTCGGTGAGGGGGAATTGGACGTCAGAGGATTATCCGACGCCAACTACCGCCAGCTCATGTTCAGAGTCAACGTCATCAAGGCCAACCACCTCAGAGACATCTCGCAGACCCTAGTCGACGTCGAAAGGCTCCTCATGCTCGTCCTCAAGAAACTGGGCGTCGAAGACATCGGCAAGGAACTGATGGACCTTTTCGAGGAACTCGGCAAGAAAGCCAAAGAAAGCATTTCCTAAATTCAAGGAGGGATAGATTATGGGCGATTCCAACGTCATAAGCTCAGTCGAGAGCGACATAGGGTCATTCGTATCGGGGTTGGCCGTCGCGGTCAACAGGACCTACTCATACGCCTCAGGCGCGAGTTTCTTCGCGGCCTCGATGCCGTCCTACATGAAGGACTACGCGGACAGGTACCTCACCCCCGCCATCCAATGGCTCGACGGATACGTCCCATATTGGCATGACAGCGCCGCGGGCATCCTCTCCACCAGACTTGCCGCCAGGCTCATAACAGGCCTCACCAAGCAGGTAGTGGGCGAGAGGGTCGTCTTCGAGTATAAAGCAAAAGACAACAGAGAGACCAGCGACACCCTCAGATTCGTGTCGAACTGGACCAAAGAAAGCAAAGCCCATAAGGCGGTCTATTCCGCGATCGGCTGGGCGCTCGCCATCGGAACGTCTTTGCTAAAAGCCAACATAACCGCCGACTCCAACATATGGTGGGAGGCATGCAGGCTCGACAACTGCGCCTACCTCACCGATTTCAGGGGGGACGTCATAGAAGCCACCTTCAAGATAAGGGGCTACACCGACACCCGCGAGGGCCACAACAACGAGCAGTTCTATCTTACGGAACACCGTTATTATGAGACCGCCAAGCAGGGCAAGGTCTACTACGACAAGGCCACCGGGGAATCCATGCCTTTGGTTCAGAAAGGGCAGAGGACCGCGATGGTCGAATACGCCGTCCATAGAACGAACGGCACGATGCAGAAAGCGTACATGAGAGGGGAGCCGAACTCCATCCCATGGGACAACGTTCCCGCCAACGTAAGGGACGCCATCAAGCGCGACTACAGGGCCTTGGTGGTCGGAAAGCCGATGAAGATAGGCCTCACCACTTTAGGCGTTGAGGTGCTCACCAACGGGAACATCGACCTAGCCGTGCCGAACGGAGCCAACCTCGGCGAATCCCTCATAGTCCCGATCGAGAGCGACATCATCACCTACGAATTGGCGTACTCATGCAGAATCAGGGACATGCACCTCGGAAAAGGCAAGGTCTACGTCCCTAAGAGCCTGTCGATGGGAGACCTCGGGGGAGTCCAAGTCGCCAAGGGCGGCATACTCGGACCTATGCCAGGGGAGAACTCCCCGGTCGAGATGGTTAAAGGCCTCGACCCAGAGGGGCAGAAAGCCATAGTCCAGCAATTCCAACTCAGGGCTGAGGAATGGCAGAAGATCATAGACGACTCCCTCAAAGCCATAGCGGTCAAGTGGGGTATGTCCCCGAAGATACTCGCCTCATACCTCGCCCAGGGAAGCGCCCAGCAGACGGCCACGCAGATAGACTCCGAGGACGACATGTCCATCGCGTTCATAAACCTCTGCAGGTCCTACTTCATAGACCCATTGAACAAGCTCCTCGAGACCACGATGAACTTCTACGGAAGGGCCGCGAATGTCACGATGCGCTTCGCATCCCCTTCCTTGGTCAACAAAGACAGATTGCTCAAGAGGGTGGAGAACGAGCTCGACAAAGGCCTCATCGACGTGGGCGACGCCATAAGGGAGATGAACCCGGACCTCGACGAGGACTCGCTCAGGAACAAGATAGAGAAAGCCGAGAAGGGAGTGGAGGCGAAGACCAAGGAGATGGCCAACCTCGACCCATTCGAGAACCTAACGGACCAAGACCTCGATGGAACATCCACACCAACAACTGACAAAGCCTGAGGAACAGCGTTTCCTAGGCGATTTATCAAGAGCCGAGACCAGACTGAAATGCCTGGTCGTTTTGGCCATTCTGACACTCAAGCCGAGATACCTCATATACGCCGCGATAAATCGCCTCATAAGCGAGTTGGTGCTATCCGAAAGCGTGATAGAGGGCGACAAGTACCTATTGGGGCTCAAAGCCTCTGCCATCCAGATGACGAAAGAGCTCTACCCCAAGGTGGAGAAAGCCCACAAGATCATGTCGGAGGCATTATTGAAAGCCGGCGTCATAACCGAGAAGCAGGCGCAAACGCCTTTATCCCTTTTCGATACATTGTCTAAGAAAAGCCAAAAAGACCTAGCCATAGCCGAGAGCAAGGTCAAGGACATATGGGCCAAAAGGAAAGGCGTCCCGAACGTGTCCGACTACGCAAAAAGCGTGAAGAGGTACATAGGGGAAGCCTCAAAGACGGACTTCGCCCCAGCCCACGACGGCAAGAAACCGATAACCATGTGGCAGAAAGCCGAACTCGACCTAAGGTACCAGAGCCAATTGGAGATGCTTGAGGAGAAGAAGGCCACCGGCGACAAGCTGTGGTGGATCTCAAGCCATCCGGACTGCTCCGAGAGGTGCGCCAAATGGCAGGGGAAGCTCGTCAACATAACCGACCACGCGGAACTGAGCGGGTTCAGAATGAAGGACAAAGAAGGCGGCCACACCGTCTACTCATTGACCGACATAATGGCCCAGAAGGACAAGTACGGCTACAACAACAACGTGATCATAGGCTTCAACTGCCGCCACAGATTATTGCCCTATAGGAAAGGGGAAACCCCAACCGAGGAATACTCCAAGGAAGAGATGCAGAGGGAAAGGAAGGTCAACGCCACCCTCCGCGCCATGGAGAGGGCGATAAGGAAGATCAAGCAGGAAGCCGACATAACGAGGTTATACGATCCGCCAAGGGCGAAGCGGCTCCACGAGGCGGCGAAGACCCTCACCGAGAAATACAAAAACTACGCGAACGCCAACGGTTATCCTTGGTTCCCGTACAGAATAGAGGCATAATAACCCCTATTTGCAAAATCAAGTTAATATTCTAAAATTATATCAATAGGGTAGTATTCGCCCTATGGAAGGAGAAAGCATGGACCCAAAAACTGAAAGAAAGCTGCAGAAGACGCTCACCAAGCTCAACGTCACCCCAAATGACCTCAAAGCATTCATCGCCTCAAGTGAGGCCGAGGACGAAGAGGTGAACAAGCTAGTGGAAGAGGCCAACGCCGAGAAGGAAGAGCCTGAGAAGAAATCCACCGATGCGCCTGAAGCGAAACAGGGGAAAGAAGAACCCGCGGAAGACAAGAAGCAGGAAGAAAGCGCCCCTGGGACCGATCCTGAGAACAAACAGGAGAAGGAAGCCGAGCCAGAGCCGAAACCGGATGAGCAGAAAGCCGAGGAGGAGGGCGACAAGAAAGAGGCCCCCGCTCCGGAAGCCGAAGCCGAATCGAACGAGTACAAGAAAGCCATCGAAGGCGTCAACGCCAAGATAGATGGCCTCGTCGACGCACTGACCAAAGCGGGCATACTCACCCAAGAGAAGCCGCAGGTCGGAGTCAACGGCGAGAACCTCCCAGCCAACGACGTCGGCAAAGGCACCCAAAGCGCCCTCGACGCCATTAACAAAGGCAGGAAATATTAAACAGAAAGGAACTGAAAACCATGTCAGTCGAATTAATCAAGCAGACCCTCGCCCCAGAGGGAGCCCCTAACATCAACGGCATAAGAGCCAGAGCCAAGCTCTCCGAAGCCCTTTTGCTCAACCTCTTCCAAGGCCTCATCGAGACCAACGGACGCGGCATCACCGACAAGTTCGCCAGCGAGGCCGAGATCAGCGAGAACGCCCAGATCTTCGTCAACCGCATCCTCCCGGCCAAGGTCCAGCCACGTGAGCTCGGAGCCGGCAAGAACGGCGGCTCGTTCTCCAAGGACAGCCACTACTCGCAGACCCAGACCGTCGGCATCGAGGCCCTCACCGTCGTGGATGACCCGATCATCATCCCACGCGCCAGCCAGGACCTCATCAACGTCGACCTCTTGGCCGCCCAGATCGACCTCTACACCAAGAGGCTCAACACCATCATCAACGGCATGACCGCCGCCTCCAAGGTCTACGGCACTTGGAAAGCCGAGCTCGACGGAAAAGGCTTCAACGCCCAGGACATCTCCTCGAGCGACATCACCAACAAGAACGTCCTCGTCAGATTCATCGAGTGCAACGACCTCCTCGACGAAGGCGACCCAGACAACGGCATCGACGTCTTCCCAGAGGACACCAGAATCGCCGTCTTCAAGGCCGGCTCCCGCGCCATCCTCAAAGCCGCCGGTGTTCTTACATTGGGCGGTGCCAACTACGCCTATGAGATCCTCAAGGCCAAAGGCGTCAGCGAAGGCGACAAAGCCAACGTCGCCGAGAACGGATACATCGGAGACATCGATGGCGTCCCATGCCATACCATCTCCGGCGAATCCCTCCGCCACGCCTCCTTGTTCTTAGGCCTCCCAGAGAAGGAACTCGCCGCCGGCACCTTCTTCGGATACGTCGCCTCCAGCTACGCCAACGCCCGCGGCGTCTCCACCGTCGACCAGATCAAGATCGTCGACACCAGAGGCGGACAGGGCATCGAGCTCCAGCCATTCACCAAGATGGGCGCCGTCTCCTGGTATCCGAAAGGAAACGTCATCGTCTATAAGGGCAACTCCTCCAAGGGCGGCCTCTACAAGGGCTTAGCCACCTTGTTCAGCGGAGTCACCGACATAGCCTACAAGCTCAAGGCCGCGGGATCCCGTTACTTCCCAGTCGGCTCCATAGCCGCCACCGCCGGAACCGGTTTCACCCTCACCGCCACCGCCAAAGACGATGCCAACACCGACCACGTCAAGGCCGCCGTCTACTACGTCGGCGACACCGCGGTCGATACCGTCGAGGCCTACCTCGCCGGCTATGCCTTAGCCACCTACAAAGGCTCCTGCACCCCAGGCACCGCCAAGGCTGAGACCCACCTCACCTCCGGCAAATACGCCAACTGCTTAGTCATCTCCGATGATGGATCCGTCTCCGTCATCTGCGAGAAGGCCTAATAGCCTCAGACACGGACCCTCACGCAAACGCGTGGGGGTTTTTTCTCGCGTTTTTGATATAATATCAATAAAGAGGTGCCCATTATGAACGTGATACAGCCATACGAAGACGAGAAGATGAAGTTCGACCAAGACCTCAATATGTACGTTCTGAAGATGTCCGAGGTCAAGGAGAAACTCGAGGATACCATCCAAGACGACGGGAAACTGGGGAGAAGGATAAAGAAGAACTCCCGAGCCGTCTACAACTACATCCACGCGATGGGGCACTCCGCCAACAAGCCTTTCGTCGATTTCCTCATAAACCGCACCGAAGAAGGCAGGAAACTCATATACGAGGCCCTTTTGACGCAGATGGAAGCCGACCTCGAGAACGGATACAACTCGCTCCTCAATGAGCCAAGGATAGACCTCAGATCGAACCAAGTCATAGAAGAGGGGGCTTTCGTCTCCTCTCAGATAACCATAGCCACAAGGCAGATACTCGAAGAGGCCCCTGGGACACTTGGCATCAACATACTCTGCCAAAGCCAATACCCATATCAGACCAGACTTTATCTTAGGGGGTTAGGCGCATGAGGATAGCGAAAGGGGAGCACTACATAGCCGAGGTTTACAAGCGCGTCGGCAATTCCTCGTTCGAGTATCAGAAGACCCCCGCGTTCTCTTTCCGCTGCAAGGTCGCCAGCAGCGCGGAATCCAAGAGATACACGGTCACCAAAGGGTTGGAAGCCAAGAAAGACGGCCTCATGCTTTATGCCACGAATCTAGACAGGGAATTGGACCCAAGCGACCACGTCGTGTTCAGAGGGAAGACCTGGCTCGTGGAGTCTGTGGGCTATTACGATGACGAATCGAGGCTCGTCAACGGATCATCGATGAGCGTGAGTAAACTGATTTCGAAACTCCCGAAAGGGGTGGTCTTAGTATGATCGACCTCCAAGCATACGGCAGCGGCTTCGTCTCAATGCTCAAAAGGAACAAGTACCTTATGCCCTACAAGACGGGAAACCTAAGAAACTCCGTGTCGGGCATAGCAAGGTCGGACGGCTTATACGAGATAGAGTACGACGGCACCCAAGCCCCTTACATCCAATGCCTAGAGGAAGGAACCGAAGCCCACAACATACCTAGGGCGTTCGGGAGGAAGCTCCCGTTCGGCACCAAGGGAAGGTTCCACGGGAAGTTCCACCCAGGATCGACCAAGTGGAGGGGCTTCATATCGTGGAAGACCGTCGAGACCCTTATACACGACATCTGCATCAAATACGGAGGAGTCGAGCTATGAACATTGAAGAGATTTCGCAGAAGATAGGCGCGATCCTCAACGGGACCGATGCCGAGACCGAGCCATACAGGCCGAGCGTGAGGCCTTTCGCCGACTTCGTCTTCATGGTGGCCACGGAAGGCTACCACCTTGACAGGATATACAGCAACCAAGCAGGGAAGAACCTCATACCCGTCTACGTGGGCGCTTTGGGGGGCTCGAACGAGCCTATACCCGATTTAGGCGCGCAGAACCGCAACACGGTCATAACCGTCTATTTCCCCGTCCGCTTCAAGGCGCAGATGCAGGAACTCGACGATTACCTCGCCCAAGCCCTCGTGGGCAGGATGCTCACTTGGGGCAGCGTCAAGGCAAGAAGCAACACATCCCCTTCCCAGTTCGGGGACCTTTTCGACATGGACACGAAGCAATTCCGCGACCAGAACCAGCAGTTCGCCCAATGGATCGAGAGCGAGTACCACGTCACGATGGAGGTCAGCGAGATGTGGATGAGCATGCAGCTCACCCTCTACCTCTCAACCGCCAAAGGCTTGGGGGAGTATGGGGGCTTCCTGATGGGGGACCACGACCGCATAACGAAAATATCGCTCAAGATCGAGAACGACAACCCGCTCGAAGACCCCTATGTGTTCATAGACGAGGACAACCCCGTCATGATAGACAAGACGGGCTCCATAACGAGCGAGCCGGCCGCCCAGCAGATATTGGGGGAAGGATACGTCAAAGGCCTGGGGGCGGCGACCACAGGGGTCAGGACCATATCCTTCTACATGAGATCGGATGGGTTCTGCAAGACCTTGGCCCAATGGATACTCGGCAAAGAGGCCCAGGGGAAGACCATAGTCGTGACCGAGAGCATCGACATCCTATCAGACGAGGACGACGATGAGCCGATCTCGGCGGAGACCGAATACTACATACTCAGCGCGTCTTTGGACATAAGGAACGGCGTGCTCATGACCTGCTCGCTTCAGTTGGGGGACAGCGTATAATGGATTACCACATCTACTTGCATAACCTCAACGAGGGAGGGCAGGGGAACCCAACCGTCCCGACGCCCCCAGACAAGCCCAGCATGACCGCCCCGGACTATTCCGAAGGCGGGGGCTTCAACCCAAGGATGGCCCTATCGACAGCCGCGAAGGCCGCCAAGGGGTTTTTGCCCGTCGCCGTGGCATTGGCAGCCGCCAAGATGGCGGACAAGGCGCTCACGGTCTCTTTGCCGTTGATGGCCAAGGAGAACGGCGATTACTCGGGCGCGATAGCCTATTCGAATTTCAAAGCCCAGCTGAACAACATGACCCACCCCGTGAGCACCGCGCTCAACTGGGTCAAGGCGGAGCAGGACATAAGATTGTCAAACGAGAGGTCCCAAAGGCAAAGGGAGCTTTTAGGCGACGCTTTCTTATCAAGCATAGGGAGGAAGGTATAGGATGCTCAACGAATCCAACACGGCGAGATTTTATCTCATAGGAAGGGGCTCCTTCCAGCAGCTGAGGGTGGAAGTCTCCCCGACCCTAAGCAGGAAGAAGGACGAGACGTTCGACGGGGCCAAACTGACCCTCGCTTTCAACGAGGACCCGAACCCCATGGCCCCAGGCACCAAAATCGCGGTCGTCGAGGACATCTCCACGACCTATCTCTACTCAGTCGCCACGGACGTGGTCGAGACCGCCTCGCAGAAACCCCTCAGATACAAGCACACGCTCACCTTGGTCGAGCCTATCTCCTTATACAAACAAAGGATGCCGAGGAACCTCATATTCACCCAGCCTGCTGACATGGAGGCGAGAGGGTCCGTATCGAGGATGTGGTGGATAAACTACAAACCGGGAAACTCGACATACGTGGGAGCGGGATGCAGCGCGCCTTTCAAGAGGCCAATCTCGGTCGATTCCAAAACGAAGCTCGCCAACCTCATGGGCAAAGCGACCATAAGAAGGGTCCAGATATGGAACGGATCCGAAATCGACCCCGACGTCTGGGAGTGGAGGACATCCGAGCTCACCTACAGCCAAGCGCCGTGCAACCTCAAGGCCGCCACGGTCAGGCTTTCCTATGGGGACGGCTTTTACAGGGACTACACATTGAACCAGATAATGCCGACGGCGGGACAATGGGCCATGCTCCCTTCGACCGCCATAAGCGACTACAACGCCCACGGCGGTCCTATCACCGCGGACGTCATGAAGGACATAGGCAACGTGTCCGCATCGGGTTTGGACGCGCTCGCCTATTACGTCACCATTTCGATAGAATTGCAGGCCACGGCCTACTATTTCACGTTATTGGACGTGGTCAAAGGCATATTCGACGCGGCCGCCCAGAAAAGAGGGAGCCCGCAATACGCGAAATACCCCGAATTCGAGACGCTTACGTTGGATCCCGACCTCTATGACGCATTGGACGGCTCCATAGCGCCGAACCTCACCTTCACGCAAAGCACCGTCTACGAATCGCTCGCGGAGGTCTTCAGATACCTTGACGGGAGGCCGTGCACCATAGCCGACCACACCGAGAGCGCGGGGACGGTCACGGGCTTCAGCTCATGCATCGGGATAAAGTACTTCTCCGACCTGAGAAACGATATGACCGAGTCCGTTTTGGGCGACAACGGCATTCTAAGGATGGCGGGCAAGGTCTCCTCGTCCTCGATGGAGAGAAGGGCGGACGGGATAAAGTCCTTCTACCAGAACGCGCTGCAGAAGGTATGCTTCCCGGATGACAGGCACATGGGAAGGGTGCGCTCAGTCACTTTGGCCGTGCCCGATCAGGGCGATTTCGCGTTGGTCGTCCCGGAGCCGATAGAGAAAGTGACCAAGGTCGAATTGGAGATCACCCCGAAGATATGGCTCGCCACTGGGACCACGGGGGACTTCAGCAGCGTCCACTTCACCGAAGGTCCTGTCAGGGTGGACATCACGGACTTCTTCTTCGAGGAGTCGATATGGTCAGACCTCCCGAAAGTCGGCAACGTGGACTACAACGGCGCGCAGACCGACTACACCGAGATACTTCAGAACATATGCCTCCCTTATTCGAGGGGAAGCAAGAGCATAGACCTCACCAAGAGATACGAATACCTAGGGGTATCCTATCAGCGCCTCAACTTCATGCGCCACGCGGCCGTCCATAAGTGGCTCGGTCAGGGAAGCAAGGGCGGATGGACCTTCTACGACCCAGTCAACATAGGCTCGTTCCCGGACTACGACCTCAACTACGAGAACCTCCCGGCTGAAACATCCTGGGCGGATTATCGTATCAGAATAGAGTACATCGCCAAGACCGAGGGCGTCGCCACGGTCGAGAGCCCGTCCCACAGGATGGCGGGCGACCTCCTCTCCAACCAGACGGGAGGCGGCGTCGACTTAGGGAAGATGGGCTCGAACATGCTCGGCCTCGCCATGAAGGGCGGGGAACCCAAGATGACCGCCACCATAGAGCTGAGGAGCCTCGCCACGAGGATAGAGGAAGGCGACTACATAAGGGCCGATGACGGCGTCTATGTGGCCGGCTCCATATCCTACGTCATGCTCCCGAACGGGCACATACAGGAGACGGTCGAGTTCACGAAGAACTTCAACTCCCTATCCCCGTTCATAAGGGTGGACGAGGAGAAGAGATTGTCCAACATAGACTACTCCATCGCAGAAAGGTGCGAGGACGTCTACATAGACTACCTGGAGTTCATGGGGCTTTCGACGGAACGGCCCGAGGATGCCTCCGCCATAAGCGCCGTCTACCCAGCCGAATGGGTGGCCGCCGCCTTCCCGTGCAACGACCCGACTGGCAAGACCGCCGATCTCGCCTATATGGACAACAGAAGGGAAGGGGACACAGTCGTGTCGTCAGGCAGGGTCGCGCTCCCTCTCAGAACCTACGCCTGCGGGAACGCCCTCTGCATGGAAGCCTCGTTCGACGACCCGATGAGCGCGGGGAACTCCCTCGTGTGGGCCAATTCCAAATACGACTCAAAGGCCGTGAAATACGCCAACGACCACGGCTTCTTCGACAAGGTGGACTTCCACGTGGCGAGGGCCACGGGCGAGATATACGACGCCGACTACCCGAAGCTCAATGCCTATGTGGGCAACGGCATCACCGAGGTGGTCAGGATAGAGAGGCTTCTGTACAACAAGAAGCCCAACGAGATCTTCGGCCTCAACTACGAGCTGTGCGCCGTGCCCGCCAAAGGGCTCGAGAGCAAGGTCTTCATCGGAAGGAGGTTCATGTCCCAGTTCGGGCCATTGAGCGCATCTAGGAAGACCACGGAGACGATGAGGCTCTATTACTCGAACGAAGAGGAATACTCCATATTGGATGAGGACGGCCTCGGCAACTACAGGGAGATAACCTCGATAACGTGCGACGCCAACCCAGGCGACCCGAGTCAGCTGCGCATCACCATCAGCGGGATGTCCCTGCTGCACTGGGATAAGTCATTCGCCATATGCGACTCCGAGGGAAAGATATACCTGGCGTTCAACCAGCCGAAGGCGAGCGAGCCATGGCAGATCGACTACGTGATGCTATGGATCGCCTGCGCGAACCGCCGTCTTTAAAGAAGACGCGAAAAGCCTTACAATTAAAACAAAGAGGGGAGAAGAAGATGATAATCATATTCAATTCAGACGGCTCGATAAACGACTCCGAGCTCGCGGGATACGTCCAGCAGGGCTCCAACAGGGCCAACTCCATATGCATAGCCTACGCCGATTCCAGAAGGGACGGACTTTCGGCCTACCTCACCGCATTGAGGCCGGACGGCGTGACCATAACGATAGCCGCCGCCAGCGCCTCGTTCGACTGCAACGGGAAGAGATATGAGGGCTGGGAGGCCCCCGTCACCTCGAACTTCACCAAATACGCGGGCACCGTCCAATGCACGGCGGTCGTCATAGACGGGAGCGAGGCGGTCATAGCCAACTACCCGTTCTCCGTCACGGTAAACGCCACGGGCGCCCCGATAGCGGGCGAATGGGACAGCCCCATCAACGTGGCCCAGTACAACGACTACATGGCCCAACTCAGCGGCAAGGCGGCCGTCAAGAGGTTCTCCACGGTCGGCGACCTCCCAAGCCCAGGTCAGCCGAACGCCATCTACCTCGTGGGAAGCGGGACTTACCTCGATGCCTACGCTTGGGTCGAATCCGCGAACGCCTACAAACGGCTCACGGGCGACTTCTCCCTCTTGGTGCCATACACGGGGGCTGCCGCCGATGTGGACCTCGGACTCCATAAGATCGCCGCGAGCAGGTTTGATTTAAACGCCAACAACTACGTATCCTTCGTGAGCGGCCATCCGACCCTCACCGCAAGCAACAGCTGGAGATACGAGACCACCTACGCATCGTCCGACCAGGCCTACAAGCAGACCACGGATCTAAAGGAAATCGCCAACGCGAAGTTCGTCCTCGAGCAGGCGGAGACCCTTCTCGGCGACCAAGGTTATTTTCAGGACGATGAACTCGCCTACGCATCCAAGCCGAACGCGTCCTTCGTGGACAAATACGGCTTCGCATACAGAAAGATAAAGGAAGACGCCTCGAACATCTATTTCGGCTGCTTCCTCGGCGGTGTGGCGACCGTCTCAGGGGGCACTTCCATAACCTTCGGCAAACTCCTCACCGTCAGCAAGACCGCGACGGGCAGCGGATACCCGTTCGATGTGGCTGAACTGACCCTCGACGTCTATTCCAAGAATCAGGCGAAATCGACTTTCGCCAACGGCATCTCCCTCACCTTGGATCCCGTCACCTTCGAGCTCACCGCCAGCCTCGACAACGGCAACGGCGAGGTGATCTCGGTATCCAACGGGATAGACCTCCCGCTCGAGAGCATCATCGTGAGCGCCACCTACTACGACACCTACGTCTATGACGGAACCACTTACACGAAGGTGGTCGTCATGACCCTTGCCACCACCAGCGTGCCGACGATCATCCCGGTCGGGGATTTGGTCAGCGGCTTGGAAAAGGAAGCCTGCGTGGAAATCCCGGTCTCACCGACTAGTGGGACCTTCACCGTGGACCAGATGGCCCTCCTTGCCTTGGACAACGCCAGGATCAAGATCGGCGGATACACCTATCTCCATAAGGTTTTGGCAAACCAGTTCATCGCGAAGAGCGCCTTTGTGAGCGCGGACGGCTACAAGACCGAGAGCGAATACAAAGTGGTTGTGCAAAACAACGGCAACTACACCCTTACCTCAACCACCATAGAGTTCTACGACAAGTCGCAGGTCGATGCGAAAGTGACCGACATTCAGAACGATATGGCTAAGATGAAGAAAGACATCGACTACGCTTTGAAGTACCCACTCATTTATGGCACACCTACAACCGACACCGATGAGGATATTGGCTTAACCACCGCGCAACTCCCAGCCACGACCTTGCCAAAAGGTCTTATCAACTATGTGGGCGGAAGCTCTTTCGCGGTCAACCAACTTTGCACGGTCTATGCCGACACAACCGATGTCGTGGTTGGCTTGGACAAAACCATAAGCAACAACAAAATCACACTTAGCGGAACGGCAAACGATAATGATACGAACTTGTTTAACAACGCTTTCAATGTCATTGCGGGTCATAAGTACTTCATTTTGACTGACGCAAACGGCACGCCACAAGCGAGCAATGTTTGGCAAATCTATGAATATGACGCGCCATTCGGCAGTCCTAACTACGAGATGAACAACGAGATACTGACCGCCACATCAAGCGGTGCGGCGGTTCTCCGCGTTGCGGTTTATTCAGGCGCGCAAATCGATGTTTCATTCTATCTTGAAGCGGTTGACCTTACCCAAATGTTCGGTGTTGGCAACGAGCCTACCACCACGAGCGACCCTCGTATCCAATGGCTTATTGGTTACCTTGCCGAGAACCCAGAATATGACGAGGGGAGCATAGTCAATGCACCTGTCGAGAACATTAAGTCCACTGATGGAGCGAGCGTCAGCAACTATCCTATCCCAGCCGAGGTTCAAGCCCTTGACGGATATGGCTTAGGCATTGACGATACCTTATACAACTACATTGACTTCGAGAGAAAGAAGTTCGTCAAGAGGGTAGCGGTGGTCGATTTGGGGACGCTCAATTGGTATTACTCCGAACTAAACGGAGTTCCAGCGTTCACAAGCGGTGTGGCGATAGACTGCAAGTCGAACAGCGAAGCGATATGCGAGTGCTACGAAATGCAGGACGGATACTCAACCACCGACAAGACATTCACGCTCACGAGAGGCACTGCTGGCACGATATGGATAATAGATAGTTCATACACGGACGCTGGCGATTTCACAACCGCAATGGACGGCAAGAAACTCGTATATGAACTCGCAACCCCGACCGAAACCGACATAAGCGAATACCTAGACCGCGACTTCCCTAATGAGAACCTTATCGACCTATACCAAGGCGGTGAGGTGGAGTTCGAGAACGACAACGATATGGCTGTTCCTTACTCACTCACATACCAATACAAAGTCGAATAGAAAGGAGTTTATATGACCAAGAAAGAAATCAAATTGGCGAAAGCGAATGGCTGCATCAACGGCTTCTATGATAAGGAAGTCGGCAAACTCATACGCAAGCGTTACACCGAGAGCGAGGAATTGGCTATGCTAAGGCACCACGCCATGGACCCCGTCAAGTACGCTGATGAGTGGGAAGCGTACAATTCCTTCGTGGAGGAGTGCAAGGCCCAGGCGAAAGCGGAGCTCGGCATCTAGGGAGGCAAGGACATGAAAGCGATCGTCATAACAGAGAAAGGCCTCCCAACGGCCTTCGCCGAGGTGAGGGAATACCAAACCAAGGCCGAGGCTGAGGAGATGAGAAAAGAGTGCGAGGCAAACGCGAAAGCCAAGGCCGAGGCAGAGAAGAAAGAGAAAGAGGCTCTTGATAAGAGAATCGAAACCCTCGAGAAGAGGAACGACACGCTGACCAAGGCCATCAAGCTGGTTCTCGGCTTCGGCGGGGACCTCGACGAGATCGAGAGGGAATTGACCGGAGGTGAATCCAATGGATAAGAAAAAGAAAATCACGGCGATAGTCCTTATATCGCTCCTAGTGGCGGTTTTGGGCTTCGTCATCGTCTATTGGGCGGTCTTCGGCAAGGACGAGGTCATCGCCCTCTTCGGCAGGGTCAAGGACTTCATCAACCAGCCGCTGCCGATACTGGGCATATCCCTCACCGCCGCCGCCGTTATCCTGTTCAGGTTCCTGTCGCTGTCCTCTTGGGGCAAGAAAGCCATCGAGGAGCAGGAAAAGAAGTTCGAGAGATTCAAGGCCGAGCAGGAGAGGAAGGAAGCCGAGGCCAAAGCGGAAGCCGAGAGGTACAGAATCAGCCTCGAGAAGTTCGTGGGCGAGATCAAGAAGGGCCAATGGGTCGGGGAAAGCGACCTGGCGCAGGTCGAATCCTACATAAGGACCCTCCCGTTCAAAGGCGCGAGGGACTTCCGTTTGGAGCACAAGGGCAAGGAGGAGAGCGAATGACGGTAGAGGAACTCAAGAGGAAGTACCGCAGATGGCAGTACGGGACGTTCTTCGCGGAATTCATATCCCTCATAGCCCCATACATCGTCCTAGGCGCGATAAACTACGAGGACTGGTTCGTCCAGGAGTCGGGGTGGAAGGTCGGCTTGGGCGGGGTGCTTGGGATGGCCCTCGCGGCGATCGCCCTACTGCTTGTGAACAAAAAGCAATCCGACGACATGAAGCGCGAGGCGGGCCAGAAGGTCAGCACCGCGGTCGTGTCATACGAATGGGTCGTCCTGATCCTAGGCTGGATAATGGCGATAGTCATAATCTTCCTCATCGAGACCATACTCCATCAGATCGTCCAGATCATGATAGGGGGATTGATCGGGATATTGGGGGCGTGCGGCTTCGACATAGCCCACGTCGAATTGAAGAAGAGGGCCAACAAGCTGAGCGACGACATCGAGCAGGCGAAACGCGAGCTCTCAAGGGAGCAGGCCAAGCAGGAGATCGTCGAGGGAGGCAAACTCCATAAGATACTCAACGGGAAGAAAGGGGGCTAGCGCCCCTTTTCATATGCGCGTATAATTAAGGCAGATGGAGGGGTCGTTCCATTCCCCTCCGTCGACTCCTTTTGACGAGAGGCGGAAACGGGGTCCTGAGCGGCCTCGTTTTCTTTATGCTATAATAAAGGGGCTAACTGAAAGGAGCGAAAAATAAAATGGATGTGTTCGATCAGGTCAACAACGCGACCGACCGCCTGACGCAATTATTGTCCACGAAGCAGGAGAGAGTCACCAAAGGGGTGATAAACTTCGTCCTCCTCGTGGTCATATTGGGGGTTTTCGGCTGCTTCGACTTCCTCACGATGAGATTCAACTTCGACGTCTTCGACTTCGTGGGGCACCCCGACATAGCCGCCGCCTACTGGACCGAGGTCATAACCAAGGCCATCGCGGGGGTTTGCGCCTACAACATAGGCATGAACATCAACTGGGAGAGGGAGGTCGAGAAATCCTTCACCCTGAAAAACCTCATAAGGCGATACGAGGATCTGGACAAGATGAGGGACGGCAAGACATTCAACGAATACGTCATGAACGTCTACAATCTCGAGGAGAAGAGAAAGGCTTGGGTGGATTCCGTGAACAGGAAGATCCACAGGCTGAACCGCTTCGCCAAGCATAAGAGCCTGATACTTTACTCAAGCGAGGATGAAGAAGGGAAGAAGAAGTCCCGCTACTGCCGGAAGAGGGCGGAGCTAGAGGAGATGAAGACCGACGCGTGGATTGAAAGAAACATCAATTCCGTCTTCGTCAGATACAACGCGGTCGACCCGATCGTGTTCTCACTCGACATTGAGTGCAAGACCGAATCGAGGGGCGCGAAGGTCCAGGGCAACGTGGCGATGGCCAAGGTCAGGAACTCCGCCTCGGTCGTGTTGGGGATGCTCGCGATAAGCATGTTCCTCGCCTCATTCGCCCTAAGCGCCAGCAAGGAGAAGTTCGTGGACCAGATGCAGGCCTTCTGGTACTACGCATTGAAACTCTTCGAGGATATAGGCGTCGTGTTATGGCAGGTCTTCCGAGGGATGCTCGACGACCGCAAGCTGGTGAACTCCGAATTGGTCGCCCCATACGCGGGGAGAATCAAGGTCCTGGAGGCCTACGTGTCATGGTGCGCCGAGAACAGGATAGAGAAGAGCAAGGCTTTCGAGATCATGCAGGCCATCGAGGCCGAGCGTTGCGCCGAAGCCCCGGAAGCGTTATAATAGGCATAGGGAAAGGTTAGGCCATAGCCTTCCCGAACGCTAGAAGCCTCCTTATAGACGGGGAAAGCCGCCCATCGGACAGGGCGGTTTTCCTTTGTCTGAAGGATGCTATAATAACCTTGCGAAAACTCCTTGGGAAGCCAAGGCCGAGAGGGAAGAAATTGCCCTCTTTTTATTTTCCGCAAGCAAAAACAAAAAAAACGCAAAAAAGTGTTTGCAACAACGATGAATGGTGGTATATTGAGAGTGCCAAAATAATAAGGAGGCAAACAAAATGGAATTCACATACGAGAAAATCAACAACAGGGGAAAGACCATCAGGCGCACCATCGATGTGACCCCCACACCCGACGATTACTTCGAGTACATCGCGGGGCAGGTGGACGATGAAAGATGGGGGAAGGAAACCTGCGACAAGGTGAGGAAAACCCTCAAGTGGCTCTTCGACAACGGCCACTTGGTTGAGGAGACATTCGACGATGACGACGGCTTCCGCGATTATCTCAGGGAAGCGTACCAAGACACCGTCGAGTGGCCATATGAGCCGGACCCTGATGATAGGGACTACTAAGGAGGCAAAGTCAATGGAACAGGAAACCAAAGAAGCGATGCTCGGCATCGTCAAAGAGAAGATCGCCCTATTCGAGGGCATCGTCAAAGACGACATGAAGAGGGTGATGAAACGCAAATCGCCCGAGATGATCGCAATCGCGGCCGAGGACCTCGACCGCCACAACTACGCCCTCAGCATCCTCAGAGAGCTCAAGACGGAGATGGAGGCGGCCGAATAGCCGCCCCAAAAGGAGAAACCGAAATGGAACAGAAGAAAGTAAAAGACCTCCACATCAGCGGCGACGAGACCGTCACGGCCTACGGCAGACTCTACGGAGGGGCCTACATCGTCAACGCGATGAGCCTCCCATACAGGAAACTCAAGGAGAAGTACGGCGAGCACGCCATCCTCAGCAAGGAAAGGAAGGCGGGGACGCTCAAGATCGTCTTCGGCGACAGATGAGCGAAAGCCTCATCCAGGCGCTCAGGGACAACAGGGTCTGGGTGCTCTCCAAAAGGGCGAACGGCGGGAATTTCCGGAAGATCGTCCACCTCTTCGGCGGAGCGTGCGTAAGGTACGATACCGCCATAGAAAGCCCCTACCTCAGCCACGAGGGAAAGGGGCTCATCCTCTACCCGGGGAACATGGGCAAGAGGACACTCGAATACGGGCAGGTCTGGGGCCTGCTCGGGAAAGGCAGGAAATGAGCGAGAAGAAACAGGAACTCTACTACAAGGCGTGCGACGCCATCCGCAACGGGGACAAGAAGAAGCTCGACGAGGCGATGACCGAATACGACCTCGTGGACAAGCCGTACGAGAAATACTCCTCCACCGTCAAGGCTGACGGCAAGATCGAGCACCTCCCGACCTTCGCCAGAAGCAAGGAAGAGGCGGAGAGGGAGATCAAGCACGCATACGACGGCTACGTCAGGGAAGGGTACGTGAAGGAATACCTCATCATCTCCGTGTGGAAAACCGATGATTTCAGTGCGAAAAAGGTTTAAAAAAAGCACAAAAAGTGCTAAAATAATCACATAGAAAGGAGGTAATATGCCAACGACCAAAATAACCACGCAATTATCCGCGGCCATCCTCAGAGCCAGGGAGAACGAGAACCTCAGCATCATGCAATGGGCCAAGAAGCACGGCCTCTCCTACAACCTCGTCCTCGGACTCGAGAACGGCTCGTACAGGCACAGGCTCCAGCCTGGCGTGTGCAAACGCATCGCCGAAGCCCTCGGGAAGAAGCCATCCGAGGTCAGGGAGCTCTACGGCTTCAGAAGATAATCTCACATGAAAGGAATCCGAAAATGGAACAAGAGAAAAAGTCGCTCTTCGAGACGTTGAGCGCGATCAACTGCAACGGCCACACCGAGGACAAGAACGGCCTCACCTACCTATCATGGGCTTGGGCTTGGGGAGAGTTCAGGAAGGTATGCCCAAACGCGACCTACGAGGTCTACAAAGACGAGCATAACAACCCATTCATCAAAACAAGCGAGGGCTACATGGTGTTCACCAAAGTCACCCCAGGCGCGCCTTGGAACGAGGGACCGCTTGAGATGTGGCTCCCGGTAATGGACTCCAACAACGAAGCCATGCAAGACCACCCACGCGAGGTCAAGACAAAATACAAGACCATCACCGTCAACGCGGCCGATATGTTCGACATCAACAAGACCATCATGAGGTGCCTCACCAAGAACGTCGCGATGTTCGGCTTAGGCTTCTACATCTACGCGGGGGAAGACCTCCCAGAGGGCGAGGAAGAGCCGAAGAAGGAAGAGAAACCGGAGAATAACCCAAACGACCCGCCAACCCCTCACACCATCGCCGTGGCAAAGAGCCTCAACATCGAGTTGGATAAGGTCGCGGCCTACTACAACAAGCCAGTCGAGCTCCTCACCGAAGGCGAGCTCAACAACGCCATCAACATGAAACTGAAGAAGATGGAGGGCAAGAAAGATGAGTGACATCATCTTCAATGAGGCGGACCACGAGTACATCCGCGAGGGGAAAACCCTCATATCCGTCACCCAACTCCTCCACAAGCACGGCTTGGCGCCTGACTACGCCGCCGTGCCGGAGGAAGTCCTAGAGAGGGCCGCCGAGAAGGGCCACTCGATCCACAAGGAGATAGAGCTCTTCGTCAAAGAGGGCAAGGAACCGGAGTCCAACGAAGCCAAGAACGTGGCGGAATGGATGAGGTCTTGCTTCGCCAAAGGAAGGGCCGAGGTCATCGTCGGCAACGACATCGTCGCCGGCACATACGACTTCAGAGACGACCTCACCGGAAACCTCTATGACTGGAAAACCACCTATCAGAAGGACGAGAGGTACTGGTCATGGCAGCTCTCCCTCTACGATTACTTGGACGGCAAGCACACCGATAACCTCTTCGTAGGGTGGATTAGGGGGAATGAGATGCAATTCATCCCCGTCAGACGCCACGAAGACAGCGAGATCGAGAGGCTCCTCCAATGCGAAAGGGACGGAACCGAGTTCAAAGAGGACCCGAATCCGGTGGCGCTAGCCAATTCCTACGAGCTCTCCGAGTTGGCCCATCTCGAGGACTTCATCTCCAACCTCAACGCGAAGCTCGAGGAGTGCAAGGACAAGAAGAAGAAACTCACCGACGCGCTTCTCAAGGCGATGCTCGACAACGGCGTCAAATCGCTCGAGACGCCAAGGATGAAGATAACCGTCAGGGAAGCCTACTCCAGCAAATCCATCGACTCCAAGAAACTCGAGGAGGAGATGCCAGAGGTATACGATAAGTACCTCAAAGAGAAACGCGTGGGGGAAGGGCTCACGATCACAATGAAAGGAGAGCAAGAAGATGCTCAATAAAATCATCATCCAGGGAAACCTCACCAAAGACCCTGAGGAATTCAAGACGGATAGCGGGAACACAGTCGCCCGCTTCTCCATCGCCTGCAACAACAAGTACGGCGGCGAGGAGGAGACCGTCTACAAGGACTGCAAGGCCTTCAACACAAAAGCCGAGTTCATCCTCAGGAACATGAGGAAGGGAAGCCAGGTCATCGTCGAGGGCAGACTCACCCAACGCAAGAAGGACGACAGGACCTATGAGGACGTCATAGTGTCGGACATCCACTTCGCGGGAGGGAAACCGGAACAGAGGCAAGACGAGCCGCCATACGCGAAGAAGATCGTCAAAGACAGCCCCGAGGACATCTACCGCAAGAAGCAGGAGCTTGACGACGGCATAGACGTGGTATCCGATGACCTGCCGTTTTAAAAAAAGCACAAAAAAGTTTGACAACCCTCGATAATAAGGGCTATCATAAAGCGACGAAAGGAAAAAGGGGAGGGCCTTAAAATCTCCCCGCACGGTCCATTAGCGCAATGGTCAGAGCGAGCGACTTATAATCGCTAGGCTGAGGGTTCGAATCCCCCATGGACCACCAAAATCTCATATGAAAGGAGTCTCGAAATGGAACAGATCGAGAAATTGACGCCGAGGCATTGGGCGTTCTACCGACTCATCGAGCAAAGCGGCGAGGGGATGGACATCCTTGAGCTCGCTGAGATCATGGGCTACGAGAGAGAGAAGACGCAGTACATTGCCCACACCACCTACTACAGGGACTTCCACAACCTCAAAGAGGAGATAAACAACTCCTCCGAAGTGGATAAGATGATAGTCCTCGACAAAGGCAGAGTTTATAGGCTCGCCACCCAGAAAGAGGCGATGGAGCACTACAACCAGCTTCAAGCAAGAGGCAACGACTATCTGACGAGAGCCGCAAGGGTATCCCTCAAAATCACAAACCACGGCAAAGGCAAGACGGTCAACAACCAAGACAGGCCGATGAACGGCGACTGCGAACCTTTCCACAACGCATTCAGGGAGACCGAATTCGAGGTCTTCTGCCATAAAAAGAAAAAGAAAGACGTCTTTAAAACCGACACGGCGGGAGCCGCCATCGCGGAATGGTGCGAGAAGAGACACTTCAAGCTCGTCTCAAAAACCAAGGAGATGGACAAACTCGGCATTTCGCTATGGCTAGTCCAAGAGGATAAGGAGAACGGGGAATACATGAAAGTCTCCGTGACGAGCAGATGAAGGACCGCAGGATGATAAGCGAGTCGGACATCGGCTCGACCAAGTTCATAAAGAACTCATTGGGCGCGCAAGCCCTTTATATGCACCTTATAGTCAAGGCGGATGACGATGGCTTTGTGTCAAACGCCTTACCGGTAGCGCGAATGATCGGAGCGAGTCAGAAAGAGGTGGATGAGCTTGTGGGCAACGGCTACCTCCTGGATATGGGCGACGACGTCCATGTCATAAAGCATTGGTTCATCAACAATATGATGAGGAAGGAGACCTACAAGCCGACAGAGTATCAGAACAAACGCTCGAAGCTCTACATCAAGAGGAACTTCGCATACACCTTGAACGCCGAGAAAGGCATAAGCCTCAAAGGGGTTATAATACCAACCGTCACAAACCTGCAACAACTTTGGGACGAACATGATGCGGAAGCGCAACAAAAATGCGACCTAAACAAAATAAAACGAAATAAAACGAATAAAAACAAAAAGAAAGGAAATAAAAAGAATAAAAAAGAAGAAATTAATAATAATGGGTATGAGGAAATGGACCAGGAATCCTTCGATGAGGCGGTCAAGGAGACCGCTGAGATAGCCAGAGACCTATTCGGATACCCAAAGGACATCCCACCTAAAGAGGGAGATCTCATACCCAAGGATTTCAGCGATGATGAAGCGGATGAGCTTAGGGGAAGTTTTATGAAAGGGTACAGAAAATGAAAAGATGCTGCGATAACTGCGCCTACCTCACCAAGACCCCGGAGGGCTTCTGCTGCCCCATCAAGCAAAAGAGGATAACCATCCTATACAGATACAACGCATGCCAGAGATTCAAAGGAGCGAACAAGTATGACAGAGACTGAGGAAATGGAAAACGAAGAGATCGAAGAGACGGAAGAGGAATCCTCCCCAAAGAAAGAGAATAAGATCGAGCTCGACTTCTCGATGGATGCCATTGAGAGGATCAAGACCGAAACCGAGAGCGCCAAAGACGGCCTGAGCAAAGCCATCGGGGCGTACCTCGCCGACAAGATGGCCAACGACGAGCCATTGAAGCAAGCCTACGGCGACAGGAAGATAACCCTCAAGGACGTGTGCGGCTTCATCACCGAATGCGCAAAGAAGAAGCTCGGAGGAACGAGCGGCGCGGTCGAGGACGAGGAAGTCTACGGCTGGGCCATCCACTACGTCCAAGACGAGCCAGTGAAAGTATCTGAAAGCGATTCCTACACCCTCACCAAAGAGGAGAAGGAAAGCGCGAAGGAGAAAGCCATCAGGGAATACGAGGCCGCCGAGAGGAAGAAGCTTGAGGACAAAGCCAAGAGAGAGGCCGAGCGCCAGCAGGCCAAGATCAAAAAAGCCGAGGAGGAGAGGGAGAAGAGCGGGCAGATGTCATTGTTCGACGACATGTCGCTCTTCGGCCTCTAAGACCATGGGCGCGCCGAAGGAAGTGCTTGAGGCCATGGAAGAGAAGGCCCCAAGCAACACGCTCTGGTGGTTCGAGACCATCGGCGAGGTCAGGGGCAAGCCGTGCACGAGGCTCTACGTCTGCAAGAAGACCAAGAGATACGGCATCGAGGCCGAGGAAGCCGGAAGGGAGTACCTGGATAAGAACGTCATCTCAGGCTCCCTCCACTGGTGCGGATGCGCCGGCTACCAGTTCGCGTTCAACAACCCAGAGAGGGAGAAGGGGACGAGATATTGGGGCTACTACAACTGCGGCCCCGATCCAGTCATGAGCGAGACGAACGACTTCTGGTACCCTGGCGTCTACAAGACACTCCTATACGACGAGAAGAAGGCCACCGAGGTAT